AGAATTCATAAGTAGTGGCCAGGGAGAATTCATCAGTAGTGGCCTGGGGGAATTCATCAGTAGTGGCCAGGGAGAATTCATCAGTAGTGGCCTGGGAGAATTCATCAGTAGTGGCCTGGGGGAATTCATCAGTAGTGGCCAGGGAGAATTCATCAGTAGTGGCCTGGGAGAATTCATCAGTAGTGGCCTGGGGGAATTCTCAAATTTTAATTCCTTATAATTGGTCAGATAATGTAAAGATAAAAAATATCCAAGATTTAGCATCTGTGAAAGATTTAAGAGTGAATAAAATTTTTGTTAGTGATAAGAAATTAAAGTTGGCGCAATTCAAACTGCCAAAGAAGTAGGAGGATAAATGAGCCAGAAAACCACCCAACATAAAGACATTATCGAGTATTTAGGGGCAGGGCATACCCTTACCGGGCTTGAGGCTTTAAGGCTAATGGGAACAATGAAACTGGCAAGCCGCGTCAGTGAATTAAAGCGTATGGGGTATCCTATCAAGTCAGAGATGGTGCGCGGAGATAACGGAAAGCATTTTTGCCGATATTGGCTTGAAAAAACACAGCAAGAACAGGCATTATCAGACAATCACCTTAAAAGCGAAACGCAGGCAAACTTGGCAGCGGTGTAGGAGGCGGGATGGCTCGGATCAGATACCTAAAACCTGATTTCTTTAAGGATGAGGATTTAGCAGAACATCCTTATTGGATAAGATTATTATTTGCCGGATTATGGAATATCGCAGATAAAGACGGCCGGTTAGAAGATCGGATTAAGCGAATAAAGGTTGATGTCTTTCCTTACGACAATATAGACATAGAGAAAGGGTTGCAAGAACTCGCTAAACCTAAGAACGGCAGCCGAAAACCCTTTATCCAGCGCTACGACATAAACGGCGATAAGTTTATTCAGATAGTCAACTGGCATAAACACCAAAAGCCGCACCACACAGAGAAAGACAGCACCATCCCCCCTGCACCCCCCTTAAATCTAAAGGGAATGGAGAAGGGAATGGAAAACCAGCACGAAGGGAGTGCTGGGTTAAATAACGGTGAAATAACCGTTAAACTTCATAAACCCTTAAAAACCTTGTATTTAGACTTTGTCTTACTAACCCCGGAAGAATATAGTAAGTTGGTGGCGCAGTTTGGCGCACAAGGGGCAGAGGATCGGATTGCCCGGCTTAATGAGTATGCTCATCAGAAGCCTAAGAAGTTTAAGGAATACGGAAGCCATTATCACACGATTTTGGTCTGGGCCAGAAAGGAAGTTTCAGATCAAGGAAGTAACCTAACTAAACAACAGAGGGGTAACTTACAAGGATTAAACAAACTGATGAAGGAGATAAGAAATGACGAGCGAATCATTCCAGCAGGGATATGTGGCCCTGACAGCAGCGTTTCCGGGCCTGCAATTTAACAGCAACCTACTCTGGCGCACTCTTAGCGACCTTGACGGAGAGTTTTTCCTTATGGCGGTTATTGATGTTATTAAGACTACTAAGGAACTTTACCCCGGCTCAAACATTATAGCCATATTACGAACCCGCGCCGAAGAATTAAAACTGGAAGTGTTAAAGAACAGCACTTTGAAATTAGAAGCCGAAAGCGAAAAGGATCGGATAGAGCGCTGGCGCAAAGAAGCCGTGCCTATGCCGGAAGATTGCCGGGTGGCGCTTGAAAATTTGAAGAAAGCATTGTGAACATCCTGTCTGGGCTTGATGCTTTCCTAATGGCTATGGGAAAATCAATGCCCAGTGTGAAACCTCGTAATTAGGCGAGGGATTATCACCAAGCCCAGCAGGTCAAATTAAGTTCGGGTAGCTCCCGAATGAACTCTGGAAATAATGGCGGGCAACCCAGAGAGAGATTGACAAAACGCCCGCACAATCTAACCTGAGATGAAGGAGGGGGAGTGATGAAGGATAAATATAGGGAATTTGAGGAAATTAAAATATATTTCCGCATTCCTTTTACTATGTATTGGCTTGGTAGAATTCAGGGCGAATGTCGGCACGAATGGAGTAAGCTTTATTTATTTGTTAAAGAATTTGATTGTGAAAACTGGTATTTTAAGATAGTTCACTAACCCCACAGCTTGAATAGGAGGGGAGGGATGAATGTTTGAATTGAAAAATCCACCAAGAATGAAATGGTATCATTGGCTTTTATATCCTTGGGCAAAAAGGTTTAGTTGTTTGGACGAGAACACATACCTGAAGGGATTTAGAATTTTCGGGAAAGTATATATTACAAAAATGACCAGCGTGGCTAATTAAGGAGGATGAAGATGAAATTAGAAGTTGATAGTTTTGATTACAGAGAGGCGATAAAAAAGGTAGAGAGTATGTTGGAAAATATTACTTGCAAATGCGGTGATAGCAATTTACAAGATATGCCTTCTGCTACTGAAATAGTGGATGTTGTAATTGATACGATTATATAATCACACACCAATCTAACCTGATATGAAGGAGGGGGAGTGAATAAATTCTTAGTAATAGCAGGTATGTGGTGTCTGACTGACGGTTGGTTTTCTATGTCGTTATATTGGGGCTGTAAGGCAGGGGAACGACAACAGACTTTCTGGCGTGACCATTATATCAGGGTAATCAGGATTTTAATAGGGATAGGATTGATATGGGTAGCATAGATTTAAGATTAGGCGACTGCCTTGAAATTATGAAGTCTATACCTGACAAGTCAATAGACCTTGTGTTGACTGACCCGCCGTATGGTGTTGGTTTTAAATATGATAGTTTTGTAGATACACCTGAAAACTTAAAAACACTTATTGATAGTTTTCTCCCAGAATGTTTGAGATTAAGTGAATTAGTGGCAGTTATGTGTGGAGTTAAAAATATGTGGTTATATCCCCAAGCTAATTGGTGTATTCCTTGGGTTTGTCCGGCTGGTTCAGGAAGTGGGCCCTTTGGTTTTAATTGTTGGACTCCGGTATTGATTTATGGCAAAGACCCATATTTAAAAAATAGACTTGGTTCAAGACCAGATGTTTTTATTACCAATAAAGCTAATCGTGAGGGCATAGCCAGTGAACATCCTTGTGCTAAACCCTTACCACCTTTGAAATGGTTAGTTGAAAGACTTACTATTAAAAAAGGTTTAAGTGTTTTAGACCCCTTTATGGGTTCAGGAACGACTGGCGTTGCTTGTAAGGAACTTGGCAGAAACTTCATCGGCATAGAAATATCAGAAAAGTATTTCAAAATCGCCGAAAGAAGAATAAACAATACTATGGAGAACTTACTTTAACCCCACAGCTTGAATAGTGGGTAAGAGGGAGGGGGAGTGATGGACGAATTTGATATAGGTTTAATGTTTGTTCCTGTTTTGCGCTGGTGTCAAAAACACGAAATAAGATTTGTGGATTATGAACCGTCTTTCGTGCCTCAATGCCCCAAATGCAGGGAAGAATTTTTCAATAAACTTTCGCCGAAAGATAACCTTACTAACCCCACAGCTTGAATAGGAGATGAAGTGATTAAGTTAATCGGTATGTGGCTATTCTGCGATAGCATATTCTCCCTGCGGACTTACTGGGACAAAGAGGATTGGTTCGCACAAGGGATAAGGTGGACAAGACTCGTATGTAGTTTGGCGGTGATGATATGGGGATAGATTTACGATTAGGCGATTGCCTTGAGATTATGAAGTCTATCCCCGACAAGTCAATAGACCTTGTGCTGACTGATCCTCCTTATGGGATAAATGTATGTAAAAACGGAACAGTGGGGGGGGGAAATCTTGCGAAAGTTAAGGACTATGGAAAATGTGAGTGGGATAGTAAAATACCAAGTAGAGATTATTTTAAGGAAATGATTAGAATTAGCCATAATCAAATAATCTTTGGGGGAAACTATTTTCTTGAATATCTTACTAATACACCTTGCTTCATAGTATGGGATAAAAATAATACAGGAAACTTTGCTGATTGTGAATTAGCTTGGACTTCTTTTAAGACAGCTACAAGACAAATAAAATATACTTGGAATGGGTTTATACAGGGAAATATGAAAGAAAAAGATTATCGCCAACACCCTACACAAAAGCCCCTGTCGGTAATGAGATGGATATTAGAAAAATATAGTGAAAATAACCAAACTATCCTTGACCCCTTCATGGGTTCAGGAACTACTGGCGTAGCTTGTAAAGAACTCGGCAGGAACTTCATCGGCATAGAAATATCCGAGAAATATTTCAAAATCGCCGAAAGAAGAATAAACAATACTATGGAGAACTTACTTTAACCCCACAGCTTGAATAGTGGGTAAGAGGGAGGGGGAGTGATGTATTACGGTTTCCACGATGAGGATTACAGAGAGGGAAAAAGAGATTATGAGTATAACGGTAGAGAAGATTCATTTGAAAGAGATAGACATTTCGGCGGTGAACGAGATGAAGCATACTTCCAGGGCTTTGATGAAGCAAAAAGAGATGAGGAAAGACGCCAAGAAGAAAGACGGGAAGAAGAAAGAGAACAAGAACGGCGTTATCACGATGAGCAAGAACGCAGAAGGTCAATTGAAATGCAAGAAGCAGAGGAAAATGATAGGCAAGCCCAAGAAGATTATAATAGGCAGCAAGAGGCAGAACATCTCCAGCAGGAAGAAGAATCTAACCCCACAGCTTGAATAGTGGGCTAACTTGAGGGAGGGGGAGTGATTAAGTTAATTCTGGGCGATTGTTTAGAGAAGATGAAGGAGATACCAGATAAGAGCGTGGATTTAGTATTGACTTCGCCGCCTTATAATATGGGGGGGGTGGCATTAGGTTATCAACCTCTTTCAACTGTGGGGCAAAAGCACTATGGAGATTATGAGGATAAAAGAACTGAAAAAGAATATGTGGATTGGTGTATGGTAGTAATTAGGGAATGTTTGCGAGTTTCCAGATATGTATTTTGGAATGTGCAGTTTGTGAGAAGCACTCGGGAAATGATTTTTACCTTACAAAATGTTTTTAGGGATAATCTGAAAGATATATTTATTTGGCAAAAACAAGCAGTAGCAAACATAACAGCAAAAGATGGTGGTATGGCAAAGGGATGGGAGTATGTATTTATGTTAGGGCAGGATAATAAGTCAACCTTTGAATATAATAATTTCCCCAAGAATAGGTATGTTCCTAATATAAAAACTTGGTATAAGAAAGAAACCTTTAAGGAACATCACGCTACTTTTACAAGGGAAATGGCTTTTTACTTTATAGATAATTTTACTAAAGAAGGCGATACAGTTTTAGACCCTTTTTCTGGCACAGGAACAACTTTAGTCGCCGCAAAAGAATTAAAAAGAAAATCAATCGGGATAGATATAGACCCAAATTATAATAAAATCGCCGAGAGAAGAATAAACCAGACTATGGAGAATTTACTTTAACCCCACAGCTTGAATAGGAGGAAGGGATGAAAGAAAATGAATTTATTAGTAAAGTATTTACTCCTGATAATAGAATAGAATATGTGCCAAATGAAATAGCATTGGTTAGATATTCTTTGCGATATACAAAATTACTATCTTACAAGGAAATTTTTGGCAGAAGAAAGCGAGGGATAAAATGACCGACCAAACTCGTGAGATGATTGAGATAGCGAAGAATGTTATAAGAGGAATAAATCAGGGGCATCACGATTTAACTGATATAGATAAGAGAGCCTTAATCCACCTCATCTCAATCGCAGAGAGAGCTACGGATGTGGAAGAATTAAAAAGCGTAATTTTGGCAAGTAAAGCTATATCTATGAATGAAGAAACGGGAGAATGGGTTGTAGATGACATAAGAGATTTAGCCCACGCCATCGTAAAATTTATAGGGGAGGGGAGATGATATCGCACATTGATAAACTTTACTGGATTTATATTGAGGGATTTCCTTCGACATAATTTTAGTGAAGGAGAAAATCAACGAAATTATCCGCTTTTTGCGGGAAAGGGAGAAATGAGATTATTCTGTAAAGCGTTTCAGATTACCTTCGGCATACTCTTAGGTGTATTTGCTATGGGGCTGGTGTATAAGTTTGTGATGGTGAGTCCATAAATGGAAGATAAGCAAGAGCAGATTATTAGGGAGTTAAAGCGCCGGGCCGGGGAGATTAACTTCGGCACGCTTACAGTTGAGTTTAAGGTGTCGGAAGGTAAAATTATGGCGGGAGATATAATCCAAAAGAGAGAAAAATTAGGCTAAATTAGGCTGACACGAATAGGCGTGAGGTCCTTATTCCAATAGTGATATTGGGATAGGGGCTTTTTTGTTTATTATGTCTAAAAAATTAAACAATGAATTTTACCTTCAAAATTGGATAGAATTTGTGCAAATTTTAAGATATTTTCGGGCGCGCAGGTTGACTATCTTGGAGTGTAAGTTAATCCTTTGGCATTACTATAACAAGCTGCCTTATCGTCGATTAGCACATATGGAAGGCAAGCATTGGTCGAAACAGTATTGCGAGCAAGTTATCAAGAAAGGATTAGCTAAAATAAAAATTACCTTACTTTTAAGAAATCATAAGTAAACTTTAAGTAGAGGGCGCAAGGAGCACAAGCCAGATAAACGCTATTAAGCAAAAAGACTTCTCATGCGCCCTACTTCTTAAAATTATGGAACAGATAGTTTTTAATGCAGCGTTTGAACAATTACGCAAAGACAGGGAGGGTGAGGTAAAGATTACCTTTACCGTTCCTTTAAGCGATGAACAGATAGCGCGGACAGTGCCAATACAGACTCCACTAAAGGTGGCGATTTTATATGAAGAATTATCAAGTGCCAATACCAATCATAAAGCAGATTTGTAATAAATTCGTAAGGGAAAATATGTCCTCTTATGATATTGCTGATTGGCTTATTTCTTCCGGAAAGTATGAGGGGAGGGGGAAACCCGAAAATGTGGCAAGCTTAGTAAGGAAAATACTTTATCGCTACCGGCATTCCCTAAGAATAGATAAAGAATTTGAGAAGATAAAACAAGTAAATCGTATTAAAAGGAAAATTGATAAATCCCCGGAAAGTAAAAAAGATGTTTACGACTGGGAAAATTTATTGAGGGAGTGCATTGAAGAGAAAGTTCCTTTAGTAGACCAATCGCAACACAGCCACTATACGGTTGTATGGGAAAAAAAAGATGCCGAGAATAGCGATAGAGTATCAACCTCAGAATTATCAACAAGAGATTCACGATAACCCTTCACGTTATCGGGTTGTGGTAATCGGCAGGCGTGGGGGAAAGACGGAGCTTCTGCTTCAAGAACAAATCAAGAAAGCATATCTTAACCCTGGGCTACACTGGATAATCGCTCCTTCTTACCGGCAAGTCAAGGCGATATGCTGGCGCAGGTTAAAAATGATTTTAACTCCTGACCCGGACTGGAAATATAACGAACAGGAATTATCAGCCGAACATTCTAAGATAGGGACAAGATTAGAACTTAAAGGGGCTGATAATGAGGAAAGTTTAAAGGGTATGGGATTAAAAAGCGCTGGCCTTGACGAGTGCGCGATTATGAAACCAAATGTCTGGCCTGAAGTAATACGGCCTATGCTTGCTGACTTTCAAGGCCCGGCAACGTTTATCTCAACGCCGAGAGCAAAGAATTGGTTTTACGATTTATATATGAAGGGCTTGAATAAAGAAAAAGATTGGATGAGCTGGCGATATCCGACTTCGGTCAATCAATATATCGTTAAAGACGAGATTGAGCAGATGAAGAAGGATATGTCAGAGCGTTTATTCAGGCAGGAAGTATTAGCTGAGTTTTTAGAAGACGAGGCGGGGGTATTCCAAAGAATCAGGTCTTGTGTGGTAGGGAATTTGCAGGGGCCTATTGTCGGCAGGTTTTATGTCATGGGAGTTGATTTAGCAAAGACGCAGGATTTCACTGTCCTTACAGTGATAGACACAAGCACCCGCGAAGTCGTGGCGTTTGAGAGGTTCTCTGATGTAAGTTGGACAGAACAGAAACTTCGCATACAAAGGCTGGCCCATAAATATAACAACGCCCTTACAGTGATAGATTCAAACGGCGTGGGCGATCCGATTGTCGAGGACTTGCAGACCGCCAATATCAGCCTTTATTACGAGGGGGATAAGCCGGGCTTTAAATTTACAAATGATTCTAAGGCAAGGTTGATTGACCAGCTCGCATTAGCGATTGAGCAGCGGCTTATTACATTTCCCAATATCGAAGTCTTGCTTGAGGAGTTGAGGCAATTCAGTTACAGCATTTCACAAGGCGGAAGGATAATCTACGGCGCACCAGAGGGAAAATATGATGACTGCGTTATTTCTCTCGCCCTGGCTAACTGGGGAATAAGGACATACTTACATTCGGCACAAGTTTTACAGGACTCTAATAAAGAAGTTCGTGATATTCAGGGGCGCGGAGAATTAGTCGGAGTTGACCAGAGTAGAATAGACCGGCCCTGGCGTAACCAGTAAGGGGATAAATTATGCGAGAGACCACTCATCCAGAAGGAGTAAAAGAAAAAAACGCGGTTGAGATTACCCAGGAGATAACCGACTTCATCATATCTACCGCCAAAGATATTGAGGCGGAAAAAAGTAACCGCAGCACTTGGGAAAGTAAAATAGACGAACTAATAGACTTGCGCTATGGATATAGACAGAAGAAGAACCATCCCTGGCCTGATGCAGCTAACTACTCAATCCCCCTCATAGACGCGCATATAAATAAAGCTAAGCCTTCTTATGTCAACCTTGCGCTTGGGATATCCCCAGTCTGCACCTTTGAACCCTTCGGCGCGGAGGATATCGAACCGGCGAAGAAGAGAGAAGTTTTATTTGACTGGCGGATGCGGACGAAGGTTAAGTTTGCCCAGCCTTATTGTATAGGCGTTGATAAGGGATTGGAACAAGGCTCGGTAGTGTTTAAGATTGTCTGGAATTATACTACGCGTAATTATCAAGATGAACTCGACTTAGAGGATTTAGATGAGAAGACTTTAGCAGTCTTGCAAGACCCACGCACTACTGACAATATCCTTGCTACTATAATCCAAGAAGAGTTATTTGTTGATGTAGACTTTGAGGAAAATATCGAGGAGATTAAAAAAGCAGTTATAAAATTTAGAGAAGGTAAGACGAAGTTTAAATTTAATTTCCTTGAAGTTGAGAATAACGAACCGGAAATAACCGCCTGTAGTGTAAGAGATGATATCATCGTTCCTATTGACACGACCGACATCCAATTTGCCCGCTTCATTGACCAGCCGTTCTGGAGGACGACCACGCAGTTGAAGAAGGCAATGCGCGATGAGAAATACAAAGAGTATCCTGATGAGGATATCAATGCCTGGGGAAGCAAGGAAACTAAAAAAACATCCTCTTCAGGTAGGCAAGACGAGATAATCCTGCTCCACGAAACCTGCGTCTGGTATGACATAAACGAAGATGGCATCAAGGAACGCTGTATTTCTACTTGGCCGGATAATGCTCCCGCCAGTGTCTTGAGGTTTATCGAAGTTCCTTATGAACACGGATTGTTCCCTTATGTCCAGGTTAGGCGTGAATTAAATGATGCAGGTTTTTATACCTCAAGAGGTATTCCCGCGCTTGATGAGGATTATCAGAAAGGAATATCATCGGCAGTAAATCAAGCAGAAAACAATGGGGTTCTTGCCAATCCTGTAATAGTAATGCGGCGTAATACAGTTAGCAATATCAAGAATCGAAGATATATTCCCAATGAAACCGTGGAAACCAATGGCGACCCCAGCGATTATCAAACAAGGCAATTTCAAAATGTCTCCCAACCAGTATTATTCCAGTTAGCGCAGTATTTAAAGAGTTGGGCTGACCAGAGAATTGGTAATATCAGCTCAGGGTTAAGCGAGGTTAATAATCTTCCAGGTGCAGGGCCAGGAGGTAAAAAGACAAAGGCGGAAATAGACTTAATTTCTTCCTTACAAGGTGAAGTCCAGTCGCTCGACTTGATTGTTTGGCAGATGCAGATGGCGGATGTCTATTACCAGATTGACGCTTTATATAACCAATACGGCGATGAGGAAGAGGAAATTATTATCACAGGCCAACCACCGCAGAAAATAAGCCGGCGAGAAATACAGGGGCAATGGAATATCATCCCTAACGGCAGGCTTGACAATACCAATCCGGTCTTAAAGGCAAACAAGGCGTTTAACTTGATGAAGATATTTGTAGGTGATCCGGAAATAAACCAGTATGAGCTTAAAAAATTATTCCTTACTGATTATGACCATCGTGTTGCCAATAAGATTTTATATAAAGAAGAAGATTTGCAAAGAAGGCAAATGCAGATGCAACAGATGACAGAAATGATGAAGAAGAAGGCAATCCAGGAAGGCGTAGATTTAAAACAGATAGAGATATTGCTTGAGGTCTATCGGGCAACTTTGTTGACTCCGATTCAAGGCAAACAATTTGCGCCCGATTAAAAGGAGGATATGATGGATGTAGGAGTAAGTTCAAAAAAGTTATATGGAACGGCGTCTCCTGTCGAGGAAAAGAATCGGATTATTTATCCTTCATTGCGTATCGAGAAGGATATAGGCGATTTTGAAATCGAACAAAAAGTAAATTTATCCTGCGTTGCCGTGGTTACTTCTTTAAGAAAAGAGAAGGATAGAACGACGGTAGAATTTGAAATACATGAACTATCTATCGGCAAATCTTCAAGAAAAGAGTTAGGAGAAAAGGTCGCCGAGGAATTTTTAGCAAAGGAGGGATAATATGACCTTTGAGGAAAAGTTAAGACGCAATGATGTTTCCGACCAGATTGAGATAGGGCAGATAGTTGATACCGCCCTGCAAGGAAATTTCGGGGTTTTATTACGTTGTATAATCAACGGCATCGTGGCCGAACAGTTAGAGAAATCAAGGCGTAATCCGCAGATTATTACTTCGGACAGGGCTTTGGGAAGGATTGAGTCGTTAGACCAACTGACTGAAAGGTTAGACCAAATTGTGGACATAAAAAATCAACTTTTTGCCGAGAAGAAGGCAGAAGAAGAGGTAAAACCGAGCGACCAATCGCCGCCCGTTGGCGTAAAATGAGAGTAATGCTCGGAGTGGTCTCCCAAGACCACTTAAAAATAAATGCGTGATAAAAGGAGGAGTAAAGATGGGAAAGGTAACAGACAAAACAAACAGTCCAGAAGCTAAGGCGGACTTAAACCAGGAGATAAAAGAAACCGAGGATAAGAAGCGCAACGCGGTGAATGCTTTATTATCCACTCTTGATTTGCCGGTAGATAAAAAAACGCCAGGGGAAATCAAAGCTAAGGAAACCCCCGAAGAAGTTAAGGAAGAACCAGAGAAAAAGGGAACGCCAGAGAAGAAAGAACCTGAGGTTGAGGAGTTTGAGTCAGATAAGACTGATGAAGAAATCCTCGCAGCTGATGACAAAGACTTAAACGATAAAGAGAAGGAATATAAAAAACAACTCCAAGCGGCAGAGAATGATGAAGAGTTAATTCCTAAGTCTAAAGTCGAAAAGAGATTTAAACAGCTGACAGAGGAAATCAGGAAACTTAAATCTGTTCAGAAGCCGGAGGAGACAACCGATACCGACATGGCTCGGCTTGAAAATATGTCTCCTGAAAAACTGGCTGATCTCAGGCAAAAGATACGCCACGAAATCAGGGAAGGCAACAGAGGTATTGCCAAAGGTGAAGAGATAGACGAAAAGCGTCTTGACGAACTGGATGTTCTCGCGGACAAGGTAGACGAAGCGATAAGGACAGCTCCGGTAAGATTTCAAAAGACGCAGGTTGCTTTGTATAACAAGGCGGCTGAAGAAATAACAGGCGAACTTTCTGAAAGCCTTTCCGAAGAAGAGATGGAAAAGGCTTGCCCGGAAATAAAAGATATTGCTGAGGGGATATACTCGAATTATCCCAAGTTACAGCAATCGGAAGAAGGGCAGGCATTGGCGTTGAAACTGGCAAGCGATCACTGGAAGGCGAAGAGGGAGTTTTCATTAGGCAAATCAGAGGCGGATAGACTGAAGCAGACACACCGGAAACTGCTCCGCAAGGTAACTTTAGATTCTAACGTCATTAAGGGCGATAAAGGCCGCAAAGACTTAGATGATTTAAAGACTAGGGCGGGCAGGGGTGGGACTGACGAAGACAGAAGAATATTCGTCAAGGCACACCCAATGTTCAACGTTGACGCGCTTATCCCTGAGGAGTTTAAAGGGAGGTAACAAAATGGGAGTGCTTTACGGAACAACTTACAAAACGACAGGTAATCGCGAGGGCTTGACTGATGTAATCGCTGATTTATTCATGGATGATACGCCATTGTTTTCCATGAGCGAAAAAGTCAACGCTATATCAACCAAGCACGAATGGCAGGAAGATGCACTCGCTACGGCAAGCCGAACTGGTATTGTTGAAGGAGCTGACTTAACTTACGCGCAGACTACGGCAAGGACGAGGCTCTACAATTATACTCAAATCAGGCTTCGCAACTGGGCTGTATCTTTTACCCAGATGGCAGTAACGACTGCCGGCATCAAAGACGATGTTGCCCGTGAACTGATGAAGGCAATGAAAGCAATCGCAACAGACTACGAGACACAGTTATTGACAACTGGTGATAGGACAGTCGGGACAACCGGAGTCGCAAGAGAATCAAGAGGGTTACTAAAGGCAATCGTAAGTAACACCGGCTATGGTTCAGGTGGAGCTTCCGGAGACGCGGCAACGAGCCAGCTTACAGAAGATGTAATTAACGCTCGCTTACAGGAGATTTGGGATGCGGGCGGCAATCCGAGAGCCTTAATATGCGGCGGGTATCAGAAGAGAGTAATCTCCAAGAAATTCTCTGCAAAGACAGGGTTCACTTTCAACATCGAAGCCTCAACACGCCAAGCGATAGCTAATATTAACAAATACGAAGGGTCGTTTGGAACTATTGATATTATTCCAGACAAGTTTTTTGCCCAGACAAAACGCCTCGCGATTATCACTCCTGAGATGATTAAGATAGCTGTCCTTAGAGACATCAAGCAATATAAGGGCGCACCGACAGCTTCTACGATCAAGGGATGGGTTGAAGGCGAGATGTGTCTACAATGGGGTAATGAGAAGGCACACGCTGAACAGTATAGTTTACAAAATAGTGGAGCGATAGCTTAAACACAATGGGGCCGGAGGAAACTTCGGCCCCCTTTTTAACTATGACTTCAGGTTGTGAGTGGATGGCTAAAAGTTTCAAAGTTCCTATGCACGAAAAGCATAGAGAGAACCCGTGCCTTGACTGCATAAACAATAAATATCGCGGCGGCGATATAGAGAAGTGCGATAACTGCGAAGGATACAATCATCATGAAACTAAGCGGGAATAGATTAGAGATGTCATCAGGTGAAATCCGTCATTTTGCCTCAGCAGGAAAACGGGATAGATTCGAGCGTGCCGCGGCATTTTTTAAGGCGCATCCATTGAAAGCAAAAAAAGTTTACGGTAAGAAATCATTAAAGAAATGATAGGCGGAGAATACATTAAACATTATAAGCAAACGATATATTATCCGGTATGGCAACATATCTTGAAATACATAAGGCAGATACCAGAACCAAAGATTTTAGAGATAGGTTGCGGCGCGGGGCAGTTAGCGCACTTTTTATACGATGAAGGGTTTAAGGATTACAAGGGCTTTGATATCAACGCAGAAATGCTTGCGATAGCAAGGAAGAATTCGCCTCAAGATTTTGCGTTGGCGGATATAAGAAGCAAGGAAAGTTATCCGGCAGATTATAACATAGTGATAGCGACTGAGGTATTAGAACACCTGGAAAACGATTTGGAGATATTCAAGAATTTAAAGAAGGGCGTTAATTTTTTATTCAGTCTACCGACTTTTAAGTGCGATGGTCATTTAAGATGGTTTGATAATGGCCCGGCAATCACCAACTATTATTTTGACTGCCTTTATATTAAAAACCTGATGTGGATGCGTAAATCGGGAAAATGGTATATAGGTTGGGGGATCGCTAGATGAGTGAAGGGGCAAGGATAGATGCCATAAACGAGGTAAGCAAGAGCACGAGGGCGCTTGATAATCTTGATGAGTTCGTCAAAAAGGTCGCCAAAAAGTATGTGGAAAATAAACTTTGGAATTTCCCTCAACTTTGCCTTGAAGCCCGCAGGGTCAATTATTTAAAGAAACAGGAACTTGAAAAATTGGGAAACCCTGGAGGTTGGTCTGAGAAAAGAGATTTCAAATATGATTATATCATCCCCACGGAACTTTATATGTTTATGACTAATATGATTTATCGCAACTTTTGGGCTAAAGAGAACGAGAGGGTCTGGCGGTCATTCATGCGTGGGATTATGCGCGGGACTGATCCGATGGAGTTATTAAAGAAGGTGAGAATTTATTATGGGTCGCTCGCTAACCAAGTTAACTAAACGGGAAATACCGAATAAGGCGATCTTTGACTCTCGCTTCGTAGTCGAGGTCTGTGAGAAGATGCATCTTCATTATCGCAACCTACGCATTCTTTTAAGCCTGCCCGATTTCCTTGAATTAGCCAGGGGATTTATTGCGGCTATGGAAAGATGGGAGAAATTAAGTCAACCAGAGCCTAAAGAGGGGCAGCATATCGAATTATGCCGCAGAAAGGTGGCTACGGAGGCCTACAATGAGCAAATACAGGTTAATCTTAACCAGAATCTATACAATGCCAATAAGGACAAGATTTATGCCGCCGGCGCAGAATTTGAGGAAGAGAAATATATCCATCTAAAGGTGAGGGATTTAAGAATAGAGTTAAGTTTGAAGGAATTTGGGGAGTTTGCGGATGCCGTTGCCGAAGCCAAAAGAGGACTTGAAAACAGCAATATTAGTCCCCTGTTATAAGCGCCCCGAATACACCGCAAAGTGTATCAAGGCCTTAGAGGAAGCGCAGGAATATCCGAATGTAACATTTTTTCTTGTTGATGATGGTTCGGAAGATACGACAGCGGATATTCTAAGACACGCGAATTTTCCTAAAGAGGTTATTGTTCATTCGGTGAACAAGGGGCTTCGCAACACCTTGATAGATTATATCGAATGGGCGAGAGGAAACGATTTCGACATAATGGGTGTAGTCGGAAACGATTGCCTCATGCCTAAAAACTGGCTGAATAATTTGCTTATGATCTTTGAAAAATCAGATGTGCAAGTGCTTTCTCCGAATGTCTTTCCATCTAACGCGGCTTATAGGTATGGTAAGAAAGTAGAAGGTCTGCCTTATATGCCTTCGCAGATAGTCGGCGGTTTATGGTTTATGTATGTTGACTTAGTTAAAGGAATGGAGTTTGTAAGACACGATGTAGGGGGAATTAAAGCAGCGTTTAATATCCTGAAACAAATTCTCATTGAGAAAGACCCTAAAGTCGGGTGGGCGGATGAGATCACAGTGCAAGACTTGGGCCACTGGTCGGGGATGCATCCAGAGTATATAAAGAGCGAAGAACACATGAAATATTACCAGGAGATAGGAAGGAATACCGATATGAAAAAACTATTCTGGTATCCTTTATTTTAAAGGTAAAAATGGGAATAGACAAAAAAAGAATTTTAATCCTGGCCCCACATACTGACGATGGAGAGTTTGGTTGCGGGGGAACAATCGCCAAGTTTACGAGAGAGAAGAAAGAAGTATATTATGTGGCTTTCTCGTCTTGTGAAAAATCCGTTCCGCCTGAATTTCCACAGAATATATTGAAAAAGGAGATAAGGAACGCCGTCAAGGTTTTAGGCATCAAAGAAGAAGACCTTATACTTTTAGATTATCCGGTGAGGGACTTTCCGAAATACAGGCAGGAAATTCTTGACGAGATGATCTGTTTAAAAAAGACACTTCAGCCGGACTTGGTATTACTCCCGTCTACTTTTGACACGCATCAAGATCATCAGGTGATATCGCAAGAAGGACACAGGGCGTTTAAAGATTTATCCTTAATCGGATATGAGATGCCCCATAACAATTTACAATTCCATACTAACTTATTCATGGGCTTAACAGCCGAGGACTTATCTCTAAAGATAGCAGCACTTGAATGTTATAAATCTCAGTATCATCGTCCTTACGCGCAAAAGGCATACATCGAATCATTGGCAAGGGTAAGGGGTGGTCAAATAGGTATTCCTTATGCCGAGGCTTTTGAAATTATAAGATGGGTAAATTAAGGATAAGCGATATTACTAAAGCCGCGGAGAGAAATACGGATTACGAGATAGTGCTTAAAAGTTTATTTAAGGAAGTAAAGCCGATATATACAGGTTTTATGGGAAGGATAATTTATAAATGCGAGTAAAAGCAATGCCTAAAAATGCAATAATTGCTTTACGAAAATGGCAAAGAAAGTTTAAGAAAAATTATATTATTCCCGAAAAATTTATTTGCAATAAATGTGGAATTGTAAAATCAGCTCAGTATTTGCAAGAGGTAATCAAATGAAGTGTGCAATCCACCAACCGAATTTTTGTCCCTGGCTCCCCTTTTTCCAAAAATTGCACCAAGCGGATATATTCGTGGTCTTAAAGGAAGTGCAGTTTCCTAAGAATAGTTGGACTAACCGTTGCCAGGTAAACGGTAAGTGGTGGACTAACCCTGTTGAACACGGTCTCGTGCCGATTAAGGATAAGAAATACGCCACAGGACAGTCGGTGTTTGAGATAAATATGTTATGGATTTTAGCCATAGCGAAACTCTTGAACATAGACACAGGCAAGATAAAACTTGATTTTCCGACGGAGAGCAAAGGAACGGAACGGATAGTAGAGATATGTAAACATTATGGAGCTGATGAATATTTGGCTAATCCGGAAGCAACTCTGAATTACCTTGATGAGAAAATGCTCAAGGATAACAAGATAAAACTTGTGCCTTTTGTGAGTCATCACAAGAAGCACGTCTTTGAGTATTTCAACGAGATAGGAATTGAGAAAACAAGGAGCTTATTGAATGAGTATAATAATGAATCCGCCGCCGTTAAGCAGGCGGCAGGAAAAACGGCTTAGGCGGATAGTCAAGGAAGAAACCCGGAAGGAATCGCTAAGTTATATGAATAACCTACTAAGAAATAAGAATTTTTGGGGCAGGTTGCAAATTGCGTGGGGGATAATGAAATGCAAGATTTAAAACAATTTTTCTCTTTTATGAATGATATAAACTTCCCCTATATCGTATTGCGAAACTGGGATGGACTTCCTTTCTCTGCCGAGTTAGGGGAACATTCAGATTTAGACCTGCTTGTCTATGATTTAGAACACTGGAAGGAAATCTATCCTGAAGCTAAACAGGTTTATCCAGACCCGCGCGTGCAATTCAAGGTTCCGGTGAACGGAAGTTTTGTTCAGGTTGATGTAAGGCATACCGGAGACGGTTATTACCCTACTCGTTTTGAAAAACTATTACTTGATACAAGAGAGCAACATCCTAGCGGGTTTTTTATCCCTTCCTTTCCGCTTTTCCGTATTGCCCTTGCCTATCATTGTGTTCACCATAAGAATGAGAATAAATATGCCCGCTGGCTGGGCGAGATAAAGATTGAAGAACTCCTTTCCGCACTAAAAGAATCTGACATCGGCTGGGTTGAGCCGAAAGACCCAAGCGTAGGCAGGTTTAACCAATACCTTAAAGGCGCGACCGCAATCATAGAAAAACAGGATGGGAAAGTCATCAAACAGCAAACGAATTACCTGGATTATGACTTACTTAAAAATGAAGTCCGTATTTTATCTAAATGCGATTCACGGCATTTTCCTAAGATTATTAAAGCAGATGAAAACTCGATAGAGTTAGAGGATTGTGGAAGCGACTTAACTGTTGACAATCTACCAGATAACTGGAAAGAGCAACTGGTAGAGATCATAAAGGATTTAAGGACTTGCAATATAGAACACCGCGACATCAAGCCCGACAACTTGATGGTCAAGAATGGCATCATAAAACTGATAGACTTCGGCTGGGCAAGGTTTAAAGATGATCCACCCGATAATCCGCCATCCTGTTTAGGGTATCCTTATAAGCCTACTTATGGCTGGGATGATAACTTCAGTATGGCAAAGGTAATCAAGGAGTTTGATTATAAGAAGGAGAATAATGAAAATCCTGGGCTTTGAAAGAGGGACTTCGGCGTGCAACCATTATCGCGTCCTGCAACCACTGTATAAATTGCATCAACATAAAATGGCGGATATTTTAACTATCCACCAGGGAAACGGCGCTGACCTGGGATTCGTAACCCAGAAGATTATGGAAGCCGATATTATTATGTTTCAACGCCCGCAAGATGACAGGTGGTTTGATTTTATCAAGATAGCGCAGAAGTGCGGTAAGATTATGGTAGTAGATTATGACGATCATCCGTTTATAGTATCCCCCTTAAATCCCGCATACCGGCATTACGGGACAAAGGAAGTGCATTTTGAATGGCCCGATGGCAATATTACCGCGCTCTGGAAGGATAGGGAAAATGGGTTTTTTATAGAAGAGAATATTACCCGGCAGGACTATTTCATAGCGGCATTTAAGAGGGCGGATATGGTAAGCACTACTACGCCTATTTTGCAGGAGATATTCTTGAAGTTGAATAAGAATAGTATTGTGCTGCCGAACTTGATAGATTTTGACCTTTTCCCCCAGCTTGAATGCGTAAAGAAGGAGATCAGGATAGGGTGGCAGGGCGGAGCCTCGCATTATGAAGATTTGTATATGATAGTTCCCGCAATCAAAAAGATTCTGGAAAAATACGATAATGTAAAGTTTATCTTTTTAGGGGATTCGCGCTTTCATGGGCTATTTAAGGGCATCCCTCAGGAGAGGCTTGAGTGGCACAACTGGGTCAAGCATGAAGCCTATCCTTTGAAATTGATTACCTTGAATTTGGATATCGGACTATGTCCATTAATTGATAATGAATTCAACAGGAATAAGTCCGCGATAAAATTCTTTGAATATTCGGCTGTCAAGATACCTACGATTGCCTCGGATATACCGCCTTATTCTCCCGTGATGACCCACGGTAAAGACGGTTTGCTGATAGACGATAACAACTGGTTTGAGGCAATGGAAGAGTTAATCCTGGATGCAGATAAAAGAAAGCGTTTAGCCGGTAATGCCTATGATAACGTATTTGAAAATCATAACGCGGATAAGAAGGCGCATCTCTGGCGAGATGCCTTCGAGGGGTTGTTAAAAAAAGATGTGGCATCATTACTTGAGGTTGCATAGTGAAGATATTGATTACAGGAGGAGCAGGTTTTATCGGTCATCATTTTGTTGAGCATTTTATCAAGAATACCGATTGGGAAATAGTGATCTTTGATAAATTAAATTATGCCTCTAACGGTTTTGATAGGCTAAGGGATATAAGTGTCTTCGATGACAAGAGGATTCGCATATTCCCCATAGATATAAGTCAACCTATCAGCTACGGGATAAATCAGGAAATAGGGGAAGTGGATTATATCGTAAACCTTGCTTCCGAGAGCCATGTTGATAACTCAATAACTAACCCGGTTGAGTTTATATTAAACAACGTGAAACTTATGCTCTGCTTATTGGAATGGGCGAGGGGATTAAAAACTCTAAGGAAATTTATCCAATTTTCTACAGATGAAGTATATGGGACAGCCCCGGAGGGATTAAACTATAAGGAAGGCTCAAGGCATAACCCAGGCAATCCTTATTCCGCAAGCAAGGCGGCGCAAGAGGATATCTGCCGGGCCTATGCTAATTCTTATGGGTTGCCGATTATCATCGCAAATACCATGAATGTAATAGGGGAAAGGCAACACCCTGAAAAGTTTGTTCCTATGTGCATCAGGAGAATATTGGAAGGCGAGAAAGTTATAATTCACTCTAATAAAGAAAAGACAAAGGCAGGGACAAGATTTTATATCCACGCCAGAAATGTGGCTAAGGCAGTCCATTTTTTATTAGATGCGGAAGAAAAGTTAGACAAGATAGATGCGCAGGCAGGACAGTTTAACATAGTAGGGGAAAAAGAGATTGATAATCTAGAATTAGCCCAGCTTATCGCTAAAGTGTTAGGGAAACCTTTAAGCTATGAAATGGTAGATTTTCACAGCAGCCGTCCAGGACACGACTTGCGTTATGCCTTAGACGGGGAAAAACTAAAAAAACTCGGTTTCGAGTTTTCAGTTAATCTTGAGCAATCATTAGAAAAAACGGTTAAATGGACTGAGGAGAATAAAAAATGGCTATGAGAAGTTTAGTCATAGGGATGGGTGAAGTAGGGCAGGCGTTATTCAATGTGTTAAAGTCTGCCTATCCCGATATCCAGTCATATGACAAAAAGCAAGAGAAGAGGGAAATTGCTATACCAATAGATATTATCCATATCTGTATTCCATATACCGATGATTTTATAAAAATAGTAAGTGAATATATGGTGGCTTTCAATCCTTTATACCTGGTTATTCATTCGACTGTTCCTGTAGGAACAACGGCAAAGATAGCCGAGGGTGCTGAATGCAAAGTTTTCTATTCTCCTGTCCGGGGGCAACACGAGAACATGGAAGAGGGGCTCAAGACTTATGTTAAATATCTTTCATCTAATACCCAGATAGCCGATGCCATGAGTAAGTATTTTGAGGACGCAGGGATAAGAATTGAAATGATGTTCGATACTGGAGCAGCCGAGTTGATGAAGTTATTAGAACTTTATCGGTATGGTTTATATATAGCTGGGGCAAAGGAACAAGAAAATATCTGTAAGCATTTTGGAAAAAACTACGATTTAGTAGTAACTAAACCCGAAGAAACACGCAATGAGGGGATGATTAAACTCGGCAAACCTGACAAATGCCAACCTATCTTATGGCCATTTGAGAATTATGTAGGGGGGCATTGCACGGTTGAAGATATGGATATATTGCTTAAACAGGTAGAAATGCCCTTATTAAAAGAAGCATATAAAATTGATAGGGGAACAATCATCTGGTCCAATTGCAATATTTACCCTGGAGCTAAGATTGGCAAAGGTTGCTCGGTAGGTCAATTCTGCGAAATAGATGATGGCGTTGTAATAGGCAATAATGTCAGGATAGGGGCTTTTACTTTTATACCGGCAGGAGTAACTATCGAGGATAATTGTTTTATTGCTCCCCGTGTAACTTTTAGTAATGACAAGCATCCGCCTTCTAGTAAACAATGTTGGGGGAAAATACTGATTAAAAAAGGCGCGGTATTAGGCATGGGGTCAGTGATATTACCTGATGTTACGGTAGGAGAAAACGCCGTTATCGGCGCGGGTTCGGTAGTAACTAAAGACGTACCTAACGGCGAGGTATGGTATGGCACGGCAGCATATAAGCATAACATAAAAGAAGAAGTCTATGAGGATAGTATTAACAAGATGTAGGAGGGGAATATGGATTTTCTAGAACAACAGACATTATTGTCGGAATGCTTAGGAGACCCGAACACAAGCACTGATGACCAGTGGCCTCTCGCAAGGCGCAAAGCAGCGCTTAATAGGGGTGATATCCAATTCTGCAAGGATAGCCATTGCGTAAGAGAATATGCTACCGGGGTAATCGCCAGCAACGAATTGGCAATTCCAAGCGGATGGCTTGAGACCTTTTGCCTTATTATTGACGATGAGGTGATAGATAACGCTAAGGAAATAGACTTGCACGAATGGGAGAAATATCACTCGCACGGTTCGGATGACCCTTACTATTATATCTGGGAATATAGTGGGACAAGAAAAATGAAATTCCTTGCTGGAAGCGGAGTAAACGGAAAAACTTACGAACTATATTATTTCAAAACACAAACTACCGCTTTAAGTGGCGATACCGATGAGTCAATAATCCCCGATGAATACAGAGAAGCCCCGGTTTATTACGCGGCAAATTGGCTTTTGAAACAGGCGGGATTGACCGAGTTGGCGGCGCAAAACCGGGCTGAATACGATAGGCTCGTGATAGAGGCGACATTAAAGACAGAGAAAGAATATAAAAAGGAAAATAGACCCTTTCCTGACTTGGGCGATGATGCAGGTGGTGGTGGCTATGCCCAGGGGGATGGGGGACATTTTGATTAAATATGCCTAAATTTAAGACTGATAGAGATGTATTAGATCGCGCCAAGCCGATTGAACTTGTATTGGAGTTATTATCCTTTTCAGGGGGAGAGAATACTACCGGAGAGGATGTGGTATTAAAAAACAATGAAGCGCGCTTGATTGAGAATTGGGATGCTTTATCAATCGGCGGGATGATCCGTTCTAAGGGATTTAACGAAGTAGCAGACGGAGGGGTAGGATATACCGATGCCCCGGATTTATTGGCCCATCATAAAGAAGGCACAAATTCCACAAGATTATATGCCATTGTTGAAGGAGATTTAGTTTATAAAGATAGTGCAGATTTGACATTAGCCGATGCCGCCGGATTTACCTCCGGGCAATTAAGCCATGCGGTATCTGCCGGGGAAAAATTATGGATTACTAACGCTCTCGATAACCTTAAATATAAAACTATCGCAGGAGCGTTGACTGTTCCCGCAAGTCAACCTGGAGCGGCCAGGGAACGCATACATTTTCATCAATTCAGATTACTTGCGGAGGGCGGCGGAAAGACTGTCTATGGTTCAAGAGCAGCTTCGGGCAACTGGACAGCCGCAGATGCCTGGTCTTTAGCTAACGATGCCTGGAGTATTGATATGCCGGATTTGACTTATGGCGGAGTTTCGGGTTTTCCTTCTGGGCCTTATTTCACTATATTCACCTACTTTAAGGCGTATCTATTGTCCAATTTTCCTGATATCAAATATGATACTCTTCCTAATTCTCATGGATGTTGTGCTCCTTTATCAATCGCAAAGGGCGATGAAGGGATTTACTTTTTATCAAATCATCCTACGCTTGGGGTATTCCTCTGGGATGGGGTGAATTGGATAAACCTTACCGAAAATAATGATTTCGTCGAGGATATAGATTTGGCTAAAAGGATATATGGATTTTATAGGGATAGTAAATATTATATCAATTATTGCGAGTCCGGTTCTGGTGTCGCATATCCTAATAGACAAAAAATATATGACGCTTCTTTAGGGCGTTGGATGACAAGGCCAATCAATGCGACTTTGTCGGATAATTTCGGTTATCCTTGTCTATTAAAATATGACAATAATGAATTGTATTGCGCTTCTTCGCAGAAAGATAAGATATACGAACTTGAAACCGAAGATAACTCTGATGAGGAACAGAATACCGAAGCAAATTATTTGACAAAGGATTTCAGTTCGTCCGATTTTTCTTTATCTAAAGGAGACAGGTTTCCCATAAGCAATGTCAGGTTTAAACTGATAAAGATGATTTTGACTTATTACGGGAATACAGGAAGTATTGTAGTCAAATGGAATATGGATAGAGGCGCAAGAACAGGGCAACAGACTGTTACCATAACTACTACCCAGATAGGCGCTAAACTCAATGATGATTTTACCGTGAATACATCTTATATCATTGAGGCAACAGATTTACCAGATAAAACAGTAGTAAGGTCTTTCAATAATTCGGCGGTAGGCAGGTTTGTTAATTTTCAGATATTGAATAGTGCGACGGGCGAAAGACCAAAAATAAAAAGTCTAAAAATTCACGCAGTTTGTTTTGAAGAATTATAAGGAGGAATTAAATGGCATATCCAAATGATCTTGTAAGGACGAAAAATTGGGGTTCAGAAATTTTAACGGACGCCGACCTTGAGGCGCAATTGGACTTAATAATCAATTGGGTTATGGCGGCGTTAAATTCAACTACCGGACACGCCCATACCGCAGTGGCGAACAAATCTCCAAAAATCAATGTAGCAGACGGCTTGACTGTAACAAGCCAAGCGCAAGGGGATGTTTTATATGCCTCTTCAGCGGCGGCTTTTGCAAGGCTTGGCGCAGGCACAAAAGGAAAGTGCTTTACTACGGGTGGCGCTGCAGCCAATCCTACCTGGGAAGGAATGACTACAGAAGGAGACATCGAATATCACGATGGGACGAGTAGAGCAAGATTGGCGAAAGGAACAGCTGGACAGATAATACAAATGAATACCGGAGCTACTGCTCCTGAATGGGTAGCAGGCGGAAGAATGGTTCAGGTAGTCAATGTTATGTCGAGCGCGGTTGCAACGGGAAATACAACTATGCCTTTTGATGATACTATTCCCCAAAAAACCGAAGGGGTAGAGTGGATGACTTTAGCAATTACCCCGACATCAGCTACCAATAAATTATTGATAGAGGTTATCGCTAATTTTTCCTGGGCGACATCTGTTGCGGGTTTTTCTGCGGCTCTTTTCCAAGATGCAACGGCTGGTGCTTTGGCGGCAGTCCCTATGGAGAATATCTATGCGGTTGACCGTCCTTTCCAGGTAATATTGAAACACTATATGGTAACAGGAACGACATCGGCGACAACCTTCAAATTTAGGGCAGGCCCTCATACTACTTCAGTAATTACTTTTAACGGAGTAGCAAGCGGAAGATTATATGGCGGGGTAATGGCGTCGAGTATAACGATAACCGAAATCGCAGCAGATGTATAAAGGAGATAATATGGACACTCAAATCGTGCAGGAAGCAGAAAAGATAGCTAACGATAAAACTCCTGAACAGAATACCTGGGCGAAGTTATCCAAGCCGATTATCTATGGCAAGAAAACGATAATGTTCGAGATGACACCTGCCGACCTCCAGCATTTTGCGCGCCTGCACCGCGAGGATAAGAACGGTTATATGCAACAATACTCCTTAAAAAAGATGACAGAGGAAGAAGCGGTTAAATTCTGCGCCGTGATGTTTGCGACGGGGCAGTTAAAATGCTGGTCGGTATATTTAAAGCAAACATCCCTAAAAGACTTACAGAATGAACGGCGGGCAGGATTTATATATTTGCATTGCTTTACTGATTTCTCCTGCGCCTATTCGGGGATTATGGATACGGCGGTGATGAAGGGATTGCTTAAACATATCCGGCATGGGGATACGACTTTTGCCGAGGATGCCGTGCGGACTATCTTAAAACATTGTTTTGACTGCGGTTTATCGCGTATAGAAACAACCGTCTTAGAAAACAACCGCAGGGCTTTAGCGTTAGATAAAAAATGCGGTCTAATAGAGGAAGGGCGTTTTAGAAAAGCATTTCATATGGATAACATCTTTATTGATGTTATACAATTAGCTATTCTTCGAGAGGATTTACAAAATGTCTAAAGACAAACAAGGCAGTTGGAGTTTGCCGACGGGCGGACAGACTTTTTCAAATCCATACGGGACGGGTTCTTATAGTAATAATAATTTCGGATTTAACATGAACGCCGGAACGCAGGATTACTATAACCAACTCGATGCCATGCGCAAGGCTATTTATTCTGGTTTAGGTTATACCTCTGCGGCAAGGGAAAATTCCTTGAACCAATGGCAGGATACCTTTACCAAAGAAGCCCTGCGGACTTCTCAACCGCAATTAGAACAATCCTTGTTTGATCGCGGACTTGGCGGGTCTAAATATTATTCCGATTCGCTTACCGATTTATTAAGTAAAGTCGGGACACAGGGAGTATTGAATAGGGAACAGTTATCTAACCAAGACCAGCAGATGAATCTTTCCTATCTTGCTTCGATAAATCCGGAGATACAGAATATATTGAATCAGGGAAATTCCTTGACCGGCGCGGCAGCAAGCCAGTGGAATAGTATGCTTCCCTATACCGCTACCTGGAATCAGAAACCAAGCACATTAGATACTGTAATGAATTGGCCTTTTGAGGCAGGCACATTACAAAGTCTTTTTGGTGGTAAAGCATCAAATGCCGCTCCGACTATAAATAGTGGAAGTGGTGGTGGATTAAATTTAAGTTCTCTGGTAAATTTATTGATGAATCCATACGGGCAAGGTGCAAGTTGGCTTACTGGTTACGGTTCAAATACTCCCCTAAATAGTGGAAGTGGTGGTGGGAATAATCAGGATAGTGGTGGTGGATTAAATTTAAGTTCTCTGGTAAATTTATTGATGAATCCATACGGGCAAGGTGCAAGTTGGCTTACTGGTTACGGTTCAAATACTCCCCTGGGAGTTCAGAATACGGGAAGTTATACAAAGTTGCCTACGACTTTTTAGGGGGATAAATGATAGACCTTAATTCATTATTAAATAATCAAGGGACAGACACAAGCGGGCAGACCGGAGTTATGCCGATAAATACCGCCCCACAGAATAACCGCCTCGCAGACTTGGCGCAGTTATTCCTGGCAGGGCAACAGGCAAATCCCCCGCAGGATACCGGCCCGAAGATGATTATGGCGGGGGGCAGGGCGTTGGGCCGCGATGTAAGTCAACCTTCCAGATTTCAGAACGCTATGGGAGGATTGTCGGGATTGGCAACAGGATATCTTCAGGCACAACAGATGCAGAAAAGGAATCAATTCTTTAAATCCGTCAATGATATTATGGGTTCTAATTCTCCGACGGAGGATAAGAAAAATAATATCCTGCAACTGATTATGCAACACGGCGGGCAGGATTATGGATTAGGGATTAAGGATGTATTGGTAAAGGAATTAGGACAACCGAAGATGCCGGTGTATAAGACTGATGCTAATGGAAACTTAGTGCAGGTGGGAACGGTAGAAAAAGGATCGAAAATATTACCTCAAGGTTCAGAAATGTTAAGTAAATTTAAACAGGATGAACAAGGAAATTATATTGTTCCTGAAGGTATGGAAGTAATGGGTTTTGACCAAAAAGGTCAACCAATGATTAGAAAAAAACAATCAACCCCGCAAGAAAGAGAAACTGCAAAAGCAGAAGGTCAAGTAATGGCTCAAACTTTAAAACAAAAAGCACAAGCAAAAAGTGATTTTATAGTTGCAAAGAATAAATTAAGAACGACTATGGCGGCATTTAAGGCGATGGGTGAAACAGGGGGGACTGGTCGTATTGGTGGTATGTTAAATGTCGTTGGTGGGGTAACAGGATTAAATCCCTATACTCAAGCATATAAAGGTCAATTAGTAGAAGCGGCTGCGGCTTTAGCTAAATTAGCTGCACCTTCAGCAAGAATAGGACAAGAGATTATAGCTATGTTTAAACAAACGCTTCCTTCCGTAGTTGCGACTACTCCCGAAGCAATCAACCAAATTAGATTCTCATTACAAAACGCTTTTGCAACTGCATTAGGTAGGGCAGGTCAAGAATACACTTCAGAGATTGATGATATGATTACACAGATGGTTTCTGATATTGTTGATGTAAAACCAATGAGAACAGAAGATTTAAAAAGATTTCCTCCTTCACAAACATCTCAAAATAAGGTAGGCAAATATACTTTAATTCAATGAGGATAATATGCCTCCACTAAAATTTCAATCACTAGAAGGGCAAGTAATTACGATAGACTCTCCTGACGGTTCTATGCCAACAGAACAGGAATTGGATCAACTGTTTACTATGGCAAAAACCAATCAACCTGGAGTGAATCAACCCGAACCTATCAAAACTTCAATTCTTTCTCAATTAAAAGAAAGTTTCCAAAAAACAGGAACTGGATTAGTAAGGGGAATAGCAGAACCGATTATAAAAAATGTTATTGGTCGGCCCATGCTGGCTTTGGAATCTTTAATCAGTAGGCAACCGCCAGTAGCTTTTAATTATCCTTTCCCTAAATCTTTGGGAGGCGATATTCCTATAACGCCTATACAATCTTTATCACAAGCAGTCGGGGCAGGTGCGCAAACTGCGGCATTAGCTTTATCTCCAGGATTAGGGGGTTTATTATACGGTGGGGGTGGTGCTATGGAAGAGGGTAAATCTCCGGGAGAAATAACCCTTTCTGCGCTTTTAATGGGCAGTTTGGGCAAGGTAGGCGGTATGGCAATAGGTGGAGAACCCTTATTAACAGGGAAAATCGGAAAACTGGCTAAAACAAAAATAGCTCCGATACTGAAAGAAAGTGCAACAAGAAGTTATCGTAAGGTTTTAGGGAAAACTACCACCAAAACAGAAAAAATAACTGCCGAAAAACTGACATCACAACTTGTTAATCGCAAACCTTTTGTTTGGACAAGGAGTGGATTGAAGGATGTTGCCGAAGTAAAATCAGATATTTATGGCAATCAGATTGATGATGCCTGGTCTAAATTATCCCCTAACCAGAAAGTATCAATTAAACCTATCGTAAAATCCATCAATGATGCGCAGAAAGAACTTGAGGTTAATGGAATTATTATCCGACAGAACGAAATAGAACATCAAGCATTACAAAAAATGAAGATGGATTTAGTCAACATAGCTGAAAATCCCAATAAAATATTCCCCCAGACATTGAGGACTTATCGCCAGCAATTAGATAAATTCACGGCCGCGAGGAAAAAAGGATTTAGTGTTTCTGATGCCGATAGTGCTGTCTTGGCAGCTACTAAGACTATGGCTAATTCCGTGCGTTCTGAAATAGCCAAACAATATCCTGATATAGCAAAATTAAATAAGGAGTTTAATTTTTGGAATGATATGTACGGGCTTTTAAACAATACCATACAGAAACAAAAATCCATTCTGCCTAAAGGCCATATATTTATGACTGAACATTTGGGAAGGATACCTTATATAGGGATATTCATCCGAAATTTGGGAAGTTTAGTTTCCGACAATGTGGCTTGGAATAGTTTATCGGGTTCGATGAAATTAAGATTATCAAATTTTCTCTCAAAAGGAGATATAAAAGGTGCTAATTTAACCATTATGGGGATTATGAAGCAATTAGGAAAAACACAATGACATTAACGAATATTTTATTGATAATTATAATTATACTTTTATTATTTCGTCCGGTATAAAATATACTTACTCTAATGGAGGAAAGTCAATGAAATATAATAGGAAATTTTTTAAGTATCTTTTAACAGGATTACTGGTTTTATCCTTCCCAGTCCTTCTTCACGCGGCCACGACCTATGTTCCCTCTACGGCTTCGGAAATTGAAACTGATGTTTCTAATTTTGACAATAATCTTAACGCTACCGATACCGATGTGCAGAAGGCTTTAGATACCCTTGATAATATGACTTCCGGCGGCATCCCTGGAGGTTCTAATACCTCTATCCAATATAACAACTCTGGTGCTTTCGGCGGCGATGCTAACCTTACCTGGACGCCAGCAACAGGATTATCTAATCTCAAACACTCTGCCTTTGGTGCTAACTCTACGATAGACGAAGATATTACCACTTACTATGGTGCTGGAAATTCAGATGTAATCTTGGGTGTTCACGAAATAGTAACTGCTCCCAACTTGGTGAATATCGGTATCGGAAGTCTTATAGACTTTAATCCTGCGGATAATCATTCTGACCAAGTATATAATTTATATACAGGGATAAAAGTTCCTGCAGGTAACACTAAAGACATAGGTTACTTAGAATGTTATTATGCCGAAGCTATAATGGAAGGTTCTGGCGATGTAGGAAATATGGAGGCAGGAGATTTTGTAGTTAATCACGCCGGAAGCGGAACGATGGATGAAGCATATACTAATTATGCTAATTTAGCCAATACAGCTGCAGGAACAATCACGGCAGGTTATGGTGCTCAATACTCTATCGTTAATACAGGCGCTGGAGAAATTACTATCGCTAAAGTCCTTGATGCTGAAGCTCCTAAAAATACGGGTGCCGGAACGATAGGAACAGGTTATGGATTATTTATAAGTAGTGCTACTAATTCAGGTGGTGGAACATTTACCAATAATTATGGGGCTTATATCAGCGACCAATCCGCAGTCGGTTCAACCTTATCTTACAATCTCTACTCCGCAGGTGCGACAGCGAAGAATTTATTTGAAGGCCCTTGTTCTATACTAAGTTTATATAATCTTACCTCTGATGGTTTTATTAAAACTTCTGGTGGAACTGGCGTATTAGGGGTAGACACCACAACCTATCTTCCCACATCTGGCGGGGCACTCTCCGGTCAATATGCTTCTGCGGAAATTATTGATACTATTGGTGGCGGCACAGTTACAGTAGATTGGGATGCAGGGAATGTGCATTATATGGTTTTGGATGCGGGAGCGAATACAATCACCTTAACCAATCCCTTATCAGGCGGCAGGTATATCTTGAATCTACAACAAGCTGCGGCAGGGGCGGCAAGCACAGTAACCTTTGACCCCGTTCCATATTGGGCGGGCGGCACTCCCCCGACGCTTACAGCTACAAACGACGCGATAGATGTGATTACTTTTGAATACTCTTCGGCAATCGGAAAATATATAGGTAGCGTATTATTGGATGTGAAATGATGAAAAAACTATTTTTAGCCTTAGCGTTTTTCATATTATTGGTTACTTCCTGTTTTGCTGCTACTTGGACAGCCGCTGCTGGGGGCGGCAACTGGAACAGTAATGATACTTGGGAAGAAGGTGGTGGGTATCCTGTAGCGGGAGATACTGCTATCTTCGATTCAGGTAGTGGTAACGTTACTTGTGCCGCTAATTCTGCCTGTGCCGTTCTCAATATGACTGGCTACACGAATACACTGACTATCGGAACTAAGAACTTGGTTGTCAGTGGAAATGCAACTGTAGCGGGATATGTCTTAATGGGCATTACCAGCAGCACAGGATGGTCAATAGGGGGAGATTTATTATTATTATCTGGTGGAGATGTTACCTGTGTTAACTATTCTAAAATAGTTTGTTCTGGTTCTTTAGACTTTAGTGCGGGAACATATCACGGTGCATCTTTGGCTGTTATTACATTTAATGCCACATCCTCTGGAAAAACGATAACCAGCGGTAGTGCCTCTTTTAACAAAGTATACTTTAATGGCGTTGGTGCTGTATGGACATTGGGAGATAACTTTACTGCTACTTGGAGTCCTGTAGCTTTTACGGCAGGCACATTGATTCTTGATGGTCGTG